AAATGCTTCAGAGTTTGTAGCATCTGTTTGATACTTGAAAAAGATTTGGTTAGCATCAGTTGCAACTAATTGATCATTAGTTAACTTTAATCCTGCCCAAACTTTTTGGTTATCAAGTGCTGGTAACATAACTGATGTTTCAAAATGAACTGAATTTTCAGTTCCCCATAAAGTTCCTGCCCACGCTGTGGCTGCAGTGTCTAAGTGAGGTGTTAGAATTGCTTGGTCTTGATCAGCACCTGCTGTTGTTGCCAAAACTCCACCTGAAGTTGTAGCAAATGTACATAGTGCAGTTGTCATGTTAGTTCCAAGTGCTTCCCAGTTTCTGTTTAAAGCTCTCTGAACTTCAACTGTAGATACTTGGTCGATGTTTGCATTTAGACCGGGTCTTTGTAAAAACCACTCCTCTAAATAAACTCTCCTTGCATCTCTAGAAGGTGTTCCGAAAGTTCTATCTTGGATTACGCCAGTTGTAGAGTTTTTAGTAATAGTTTTAAAACCATTCTCTGATCTGACTGGACCTTGAAAAGTCGTATTAGCCATATTATTTGTCTCCGTTTCCGCCAACATAGTCCGAGACATTGTCTACTGCATGAGTCCATGCTGACTATTTATAAAAGTATGCAGTGTTACGACTATACGCCTTTAAAGTGTTATTTGCAATAAAAAAGGGGCCCGAAGGCCCCTTTAAAACGTTTAGTTTTAAAACGCTTACGCGCCTGGTGATCCGAAGATACCTCTCCAGTCAGACCAACCGAAGCTGTATCTTTCCCTTGCTTTGTATCTTGCGTTACCAGTGTCGAAATCACCTTCCATAGCAGTTTTAATAGCTGCTCTTTCGAAGTGTTTCATACCATTAGGCACGTCAGTTTTAATGAAAAAAGCGTCAGTGTCAGTTAGGTAGTTATTCACTACATAACCTTGAGGAATCATCCCCATAGATTTAACCGCATTTAGATCGTTATCTGCAGTTCCAACTCTTGCTGGAGATTTTAGAATTCTCTCAGCTGTGAATTGTAAAGCAGATGGAATGATTAGTTTCATTCCTTTTGCAGCAATTTTAAAACCGCGTTCATCGGTCATTGCCGCAATATCAATCATTGCTTGTTCAATTGACGTTTCGCTTAAATCAGCAGATGTAGTTAACTCGTTTTTAACACTTCCCGCTATAGTGTTGTGATCAGTAGCACAAAGCTCCTTTGAATCACCACCAAGGTAAGAAGAGCTAAACGCGTTGTTTAGTACGTTAGCTGCTTTGATTTGTTTTGTGTTAGCCATAGAACGTGCTAGTGCTTTTGTATAACGCTTTGCGATACTGTCATACAGGTTATCCTCAACTGCTTCTTCAGTGATTGAAAAAGCGAGAGCAATTGTCTCGTGAGTATAACGTGCTGTGTAAGTTTCTTGTGCGCTGTCATACGAAACACCAGAACCTTCCGGTTTAACTGATGCGTTTGCGAAACCAGATAACATTACTTCTTCTTCAAAAGCTCTGTCTGAACTTTCTTTGTCGAAGATTTCTGTATGCTGATTTTCATACGCCTTGTACTCAAGTCCAAATAATGCATTCAGACCTGGCTCTAGCTCTTTAGAGAGCTGTTGTCTTGATATAGCCATATTATTATCCTCCTGCTATTATTAGATACCGTTCACGCCTTTACCATACTCGTGCTCGTTGATTGATACAATCCAGTTAACGTTTGCAGAACCTACAGTATTATTATCAGGATCTCTTGAAAGTCCCATAATTTTTAATGTAGCTGCTCCCGCTGCGTTTGTAGAATCATCAAGCTCCGATTTGGAGACGTAATTCGGTGCAGCACCTGCAGTATACTCGATATCAGCACAGTTGTTGATATCAGTAGCTTGCGAAGCACCACTGTTGTTTGATTGACATTCGAACCTTTGGTAAGGATCGTCGTATATAAACCCCTTTATATCGTCAGCAGTATTACTGCCTGGCGAATAGTTTGAAAAGGTAGGCTTACTTGTTGTTGCGTCAGTGTAGAAGACTCCGTTGAGTGAACCTAAAACATTACCACCTGCAGCAGCTACTTCTATACCATGATCTGCTTTCATCTTTACAAGATCATTATGATATATGACAGTCTCTGATGCGTTGATGTTATGTTCGGATAAACCACCGTTATCTGCATTCTGACCCACTTTACCTGCAGGTCTAAACCCGAAGGCTGCGTCTTTATTTGCCATGTTGTTTTCCTCCTTAAGGAAATTATGTTTAGTAGATGGTTAGTTAAGATTAGTTCTTATCTGAGCCACCAAAAGTTACACGAGTTTGCCTATCTTGATTGATTGGCATACTTGGGTGCTGCTCCTTCAGAACTTCGTTTTCCAAAGCTTCGTTTCTATCTTGAGTCATTTTATCAAAATAATCTTCACGAGACTTGGCTAGTTCTTCTGGTATCCTAGCTAGCAGTAGGCCACCAACTCCAATAACTCCCTGATATTTACCGGTTTCGACTTGTGGATAATTTTCACTTGGATATTCATCTGATCTTACAAATTCCCATCCAGATCTCATTTTGCCAGAGATATTTTTTGAATCATCTTGACCCATGCTCTCTGCGCGTATCCATCTATGTCTAAAACCATCCGGTGCAGGTGGTGCATCGAGTGATGATGGAGGAGTCCAAACTTTAGGTGCTTCTTCTTTGACCCTAGTTGTACTCGCGCGGGAAGTCTTCTTTACTGTTTTTTCGTTTGTCATGCTAATTCCTCCTTCGCGGCTAATTGTTTCGCATACTCTTCAAGTGGCACACCTAATCTTTTAGAAATTGCTACCTGTGATGGTGTGAGTCTCACAGTTTTTCTGCGCCCTTGTTTGGCCGGGCGTTTGGCACTTGCTACATTCTGAACTGGAGTTTCCTCTTGTTCAACTGCAGATTCCTGTACTTTACCAAATTTATGTGGGAAATCAAGTCTTATTCTTTTGTCCACTTCGGCATAGTAATCATCAGAAAAAGGATCAAAACCTTCCTGTTCCACAAGGACTTTATGTATATCAAATGCTGTATAAGTCATTGCATTATCAGTACCAAACCAAGGGTTTTTAGATGCCCAAGCCTCTGCTTTAGGATCAGCTGGCTGTTGCGGTCTTGGTTGTTGTGGTGTGGTTTGTGGTTTTTCAACATTATCAACCGGTTTATTATCTTGTAGCTCTTTTACTCTAGCAAGTCTTGAGGCTTCCATTGATAACTGAGAAAGCTCAGATTGAGCTTCTACTTGTTTATCTATATCCCCGGCATGAATTGCTTGAGCAAGTTTTTGCTTAGTAGCGTCTAGATTGGTTGTAACTCTCTTTTCAAATTCTTTTGCATAACTTTCATCAAGATTGTTATATCTATTTTGTATTTTAGCTGCATTTTCTTTTACAGTTTTTGCATAATTAATAGCTTCTTCTTTTTGCCTTTCAGCTTCACGCATTTTACGTGTAAGTTTAGCTATCCTTTTATTTACGCCTTCACTATATTCACTAAGTTCTTCTTTTGGTTCTTCTTTTGTTTCTTCAGCAGGAGCTGGTTCTTCAGCTTCTACTTTTTCAACCTCAATTTTCTCTTCTTCTTTTGTTTCTTCTGCAGGTTGTGCATCAAGATCGATTTCTTGTTCTTGCTCGTCTGCATCACCTACATCAATTGTTTTTTCTTCTTCTTGCATAGTTAATTCCTCCTATGAATTACATTGCGTGAATCAAATCTTCGGGATTATCTATTGTCCCTAAGACTTCATCATCGTTTAACATTCTTATCTCTCCGCCTTCAATCTCCATGCGTGATCCTGCATATCTTGCAAATACCACCCAATCTTTTTCCGCGCACCACGGACCAGTAGGATATCTTTCTTTGTCTTGATAACAAAGATCACCCATCTTAAGTACATATCCAACTTGTGTTGCAACACGTGCTCTGTCCAATGTTTCTTGTGCAATAATAATTCCGCCTTTAGTTTCTTCTTTAACTTTAAAAGGCATAACGAGTAATCTCCATCCTGTAGGATTTGGGAGTCGTTCTAAACTAGTTTCTTCTGGGGCTTTCTTTGCTTCGTGTTCTGCTATTTTTTTAGCATCTTCTTCTGCGTCGTATTTATCTTCTAATGCGTGTGACTTTGTCATCGTTATCTGGCTCCTTTGGTTCTAGCAGGTTAGAGAGTTCCTGATTTATTGTATCGATACCATGTATCTTACCTATTATATATTTGTATTCTTCCATACTGTCAACCCCTCCGCTTGCTATCGTC